CGGTTACGGAACCTCTCTATCATACTCTTAAGAGTATAGAGGTGAAGTCCGGCTTCTCTGTCCGATACGAAAGGACAGAAGATGCTAAGCTTTGTAAGCTCATGTCTTGGCTGAAAGAGAAACGCACTGTTTATGCGATTGATCTTTCCTCTGCTACGGATCGTTTTCCGCTCTCTCTTCAGAAATATGCACTCCACTGCGTAGGGCTCGGTAAGTACAACATGCTTGTACACTGGGTTTCCAAGTTGAAATGGATCCCTGACAGCGTACTTGGCGAATATATGGGCACTAGCGCTAGCCCTTTCACGCCTGCTGTTGGACAGCCCATGGGTACTCGTTACTCCATGCCGCTGTTCACCGTTACCCTCATATCTCTCCTCCTCGGCATGTGCTATGCCTGGGGTTATAGCCCGGACTTCTGTGTCCTTGGCGATGATATGGTAATCGCAGATGAGCAATTGGCTAAGCATGTAGCTGAGCTCTTGCCCAAACTTGGTGTAGGAGTTTCCAAAGATAAGTCTTTGGTATCCAACAAACTTAGCTCTTTCATTGGAGCTACAGTCTTTGAGGATAAGTTCGTCTATCCAACTAAATGGAAGGACGTCACACTTGATAACTGGTTTATCCAGTCTTACAAGTATGGTCAGCCTCTTGCTTTCCGGGATTACTCTCATGAGCTTTTGATGAGAGTATACTCTACTGTGTGTATATACTGGCTTCTCAATCTTGGCCAGAAAGAGCCTCCAACTAAGTTGGAGATTGCTCGCGCACACGAAATCTCGGATGAGTGCGGAATTGATGTAAATAGCGTAGTTTGTAAGTTCTACGACTATAAATTCCGGCGACTTAACCGACCGCTTGGAATCATCAGACAGCTTACAGAGCGTTCCGTCGGAACGAAGTTCCATTGTATTGGCGGCTATTATAACCGCGAATTCTGGGACTCTGACATGGATACTGACTATCCTGAGTTCTTTAGTCGTTATGATCATTTTGCGGTAAGTGCAGCTATTGAGAGGCTGCTTCGCAATTTGGTAATGACCAGTGGGACGAATCGCCCTGATTCTCTCAGGACTTTTCTCGACGACGGTAACCCGAACATTATTTCGCGGCTCATCAAAGTAACCTCTGGTTACCAGATGTTTCGTGAAGAGTGTTCCCGGAAATACGATGAAGCTCGTCGTAAATCCAAACTGTATCCGCTCATCTGGGTCCTTGAGGAC